TGAAATAAAAAATCATCTATTTACTTTAATTAAATAAGAATTTTAAATTATTTAAAATTATTTTAAATTAATTCAATATGGTTTTTAGTTTTTTAGGATCATAATTAATTATTACCCAACTTAATTCTTCATCATCTTCTCTATCTTTAATTGTATTTACCCATTTATATATAGTTTTTATAAAAGAAACAAACCCAAGAGCACTTTCAATTGTTGATGTAATTTTAAAAGTTTTATAAAATAAATAAGCGTAAAAAGCATAGTTATACATTTTATTATTTATATTTATTTTTTTATCTTTAATAAATGTCTTCAGTTGATATTAATTTACAAAATTTAAAAAATATTCAATATGAAATTAATCGTAAAAAATATAATGAAATTCCTTATTATGCAACATCATCTAATGTAAAACAAGTTATTACTGATTATGATGAACTTCCATATAGAAGATGGTACAGAGGAATACCTGAACTTAATGTTCCTATTATAGCTGAAAGAGAGGCTGGTTTTAGACCTTTAATTAAAAATATTTATATAACTCAACCTGATGAACCTGAAGTAATTAATCACTGTTTTGAATCAGCTTGTTCTGTTGTATATCCTTGTTATCCTGAATATCTTAAAAAATATGCTGATAAAGAAAAAATGGATGTTATGCTTAATAAATCTTGTCTTGAAAAAAGACTGTAAATTTAAATTTATATTTATTTAAAATTTTAAATAAATATTAAAATCTTTTTATTTTTTACTTTTTTTATTATTAACTTTTATTTTATTTTTAGTTTTACTTTTGTTTTTATTAACTTTTCTTAACGGACTTTGTCTAGAAAATACATCTCTACGAAAATCAAGTGTATTTGGATCTAATATTACTTGAAAAAAAACTATATGGTTTATTATACTAGACAAATTTGAACGAACCCAAAATTGTTCTAGTGTTTCAACATTAGAAAAATCAGGTTTAGTTGGATCATTTTTTTTTGGTGTTATTGTATATAATCCAAACCATAATTCAACATATGCTCTATCATTAACATATATTTCAGGAATTCCAGTATCATCAGATATTTTTTTAATTACAGAAACTACATGACTATGACCAAGTAAATTCATATATCCAATAATAGTTGAATTACCAACTTTTAAATTAGATAATACACTTTTTAAATCACAGAATAAAGATTCAGGATATTCATAATCATAATATAATGAATTTTCAACTATTTTATCATTAGGAAATTTGTTAAGATATAAACTTCTAACAAGAGGTAAAAAATCATGAGTTTCTATTCCCCTTTTACCTATTCTATTATGTATATTTGTTGCTGTTGTTTTAGTTATAACATCAATATCATATAAAGATTGTAAATAACAATTATTATCATGCCATTTATATTCTTCCATTAAATTACGATAATTTGTTTTTTTTTGAAATAACATTGTTCCAGGTTCAATACTAGCATAACCTTCGAAAGGACAAATTGCAAAAGATTCATCTAATATTGTAGGATATATTAATATTGCATCTCTTTTAAATTTTTCTTTTTCTTTTTTTAAATTTGGCATTCTTAAAATATCTCTATTTAATTGTTTTTGAAATCTTTCTAAATTTTGTTTTTGTTCTTGTAATTGTTCTTGTAATTGTAATTGTTCTTGTAATTTTTCTCTTATTTTTTTATTCCTTTTTTCTTTTTCTTTTATTTTGTTTTTTTGCTCTCTAATAAATCTTTTTTGCATTAAATCTACATTACTAAATCTTTTTAACATTTATTCTATATAAAATTAATATTAATTTTTGTAAAAAATAATATAATATAAAATCAATATTGATTTTATATTTAAAGTTTTATAAAGTTTTATTTTATCTATATATATAATAATTTGATATAAATAATGAAAATGCTATAAGTAATCCACCCCATATCATATCCATGATTGCTATATCTATTCTATAATTATTAAATATAGCCAAACATGTAAAATCATATACTGCATATAAACTAAAACCAAATAAAAATCCTTTTACTAAACTATTATATTTATAGTTTTCTTTATTAATATCATTTTGAACAAAATACAATGTTGATGCAATAATTACAATATAACATAAAAGTCCATATATAGGTTTTATTTTTAAAGGTTCTTTTTGAATCGATAATAAATGATTATTCCATAAATTTTTATTTATTATACCTATCCATAATATATCTAAAATTAATAAAATAGTAGAAAAAATGACTATAAATTTAGTATCCATATTTTATATATAACAAAGAAATTACTTGTTGTTTTATACATTGATTTAATTATAATTTATCCAAATTTCTTATCATATAAATGTTTTTAAGAAATTTTTCATTCTATAATTATTTAAAATGTATTATTAATTTAATTTATAGAGGAAAAGAAGTTGGACTTCCACCTCAAGTTCTTAATTTTAATTTATTTGGAAACAATTTTTTTAACATAAAAAATGAACTAATAATAATTAAAAGAATTCCAATAATTAGAATTGCTATTTCTTTTTCTTTTTCATATAAATTCAAATAATATATGGTTAAAATAATACCACATATAAAAGTTATAATTAACAATATGTCAAATATATCTAACATTTATTATTTATAAATAATAAATGAATAAAAAATTATTATATACAACTGGTAGTATTATAATTGGAACAATTATAGGTTTATATATAACATATAAAATTGAATGTTATATTGAAGAAAATAAACAAGTATTTAAAGGAATTTGTTTATTTGATGTTGATGATACTTTAACAACAGGTAAAGAAAATGAATTAGTTGTTAAAGAATGTTTAGATGCAGGATATGCTGTTGGTATATCAACTGCAAATCCATTTTATACACCAAATACAATAGGATTTTTTAGATGGATGCCAAAAAATTTATATAAATTTATGGTTGATCATAATTTTGATACATTTAATAATGTTTCAAGTTTTTATTTAAATGGAAAAATAAAAAGTGATGCATATAATAGTATTATACCAAATGATAATAAGATAAATATTTATGGTTGGAGAAAAGGTTTATCACTAATTTCAACTGCAAATTTATATGGAATTTCTGATACAAATAAAATGATATTATTTGATGATAATAGAGAATATATAAAAGGAATAAAAGCTTTTAATAATGGATTTAAAATAATTTGTTCTGGAAAAGATTGTGGAGGAAATCTTGATGTTTCAACAGTTTTAAATGCAATAAATAATTAATTTTATGCATTTTTTTTAATTATGATTTATAAAAATATTCCCAATCATAAAAATGAATAATATGCCAAAAATTACAGTATCTTCTATTAATAAATTTGTTCAATCATTCTTATCAAGTGATGATTGTTCAGTTGAATCTTGGCAATCAACTGAAAATCAAAAACAACTAAAAGCACTTCTTTCTGGAAAACAAAAAAAAGAAAAATCTAAGAGACAAAAATCTGCATATATGTTGTTTTCAGATGAAAATAGAGCTCAAGTTAGGGCAGAATTTCCAGAATTGAAAGCAACAGAAGTTATGTCATTGCTTTCTAAAAGATGGAATGAACTAAAATCTGATCCTGCAAAACAAAGTGAAGTTGCTAGATATCAAGCATTGGCTTCTGCAAATAGAGAATCTAATAAAGAATCAAAAACACAAGAGAAAAAAGAAAAACCTAAAAAACAAGTCAGAGCTAAAAGTCAATATCTTATTTTCTGCGAAGAAAATAGACCTATGGTAATTCAAAAAAATCCAGAACTTAAATCAAAAGAAATTATTAAAGAATTAGCTAGACTATGGCAATTGCATAAAGCTTCACAGAGTAAGTAAATAAGTAACTAATTATTTAAATATTTATACTTAAAATAGTATAAATATGTAAATTACATTAAAAGACTTTAATATTAATAAATGCAAATAATTTTATTAATATTATTTCTCCTTATAATATTTTTTATTATTTTTTATTTAAGAAAAAAGCAAGATTTTGAACCATATTGTTATATATTTGGTTATGGTTCATTAGTAAATGATAATAGTACTTCATCAACATTATTTAATATAAATTTACCTGATGAAAATATTAATTCTTTAGAAAAACTAATTCCAAATTCTCAATTAATTTCAAATTCAATTAAACTTGAAAAATCTTTTATTCCATGTAGGATTAAAGGAATTAAAAGAGAATGGAACTTTTCAAGTAATATAAAAACTAATTCTCTTTCAAAATCAGCTTTATATCTTGGTGCAAATATAGATGATGAAAAATATATATGCAATGGTGTATTGATTCCAGTTACTGAAACACAAATATCAATTTTAGATAAAAGAGAAAGTGGTTATGTAAAAAAAGAGATTGATATTAAGAATATTTTTATTATTGAAAATGATAAATCAATAAAAAATAAAAAAGTATTTTTTTATGCTAATGATAATAATACTAATAATGATAATTTAAATATTCCAATAGTTCAATCTTATGTTGATATATGTTTGAATGGTTTTATTAATATTGATAATAAATTAGGAAATACTAATTATGAATTTACAAAAGAATTTATTATTAATACTTATGGTTGGAATAATAGATGGATAAATGATAGAATATATAGTTATAGACCACATATATTTACACCAAATGCAAATCTTATTAATAAGATTTTAAATGAAACTTTACCAGAAAATATTTTAAATAATATTATATCTTAAAAATACAATAATATATTATTAGTAATTATGGAAAACCAGAAAAAACATTCAATAGATTATTTAAAAAACAATAATTATAAATTTCTTCTTGATGTATATAATACAAATAAAAATAAAGAACTTAAAAATTGGTTGTTATTTGAAAAAGTTTTTTCTAATCTTGGAGAAAATGGAATTGTTGGAAATTTAATTTATACCGATGAAAATGAATATCAATATCCAATTGTTTTTAAGATTTGTAAATATATAAATTATTTGTCAATTCATGAAGATATGATTATTAAAAGTTTAAATGATCTTTCATCATATTGTCCTCACTTTTGTAGATCATATGGTATTATTAATACAAAAACAAGTAAAAATTATAGAAGTGATAATCCTTTTAATATTGGTAATTCTTATGGAATAGAAAATAATGTATTATTATTAGAAGATTTACAAAATAAACCAAAATTTAATTCATATATTAATAATATAAATATTAATGAAAACATAATTTTTTCAACAATAAAACAGGTTCTTTTATCAATTTGTTTTGCACAAAAAAAGAAACAATTTACACATTATGATTTACATCCTTGTAATATTTTTATGGAAAGATGTAAAAGTAATATTGTTTTTCTTTATGTTTTAGATGAATATAATCAATTTTATGTTGCAAGTAGAGGTCATTTTCCAATTATATTTGATTTTGGTTTTTCATATTCAAAAGATATTGAAAATAATAATATGAGATGTACATTAGCTCATACTAAATCTGGACATACATCCAATCTTTTTGATTGGATTGCTGATCCAAAAGTATTTTTAGTTTCAGTATCAAATTGTCTTTTAAATATTCGTAATTCAAAAAAAATAAAAAAATTAAGAAATGTTGTAAAAAACATTTTCTCTCCTTTAAAAATAAATTTATCAAATGGTTGGAATATTTCACCAAATACTCAATCTGCTTCTGATGTTGTAGTTTCTTTGTTTAGAAAACTAACAAAAATAAATTCAGGATTATTTACAACTAGAACTTATGAATGTTTAGACATTATACAATCTCTTATTATTTTACCTTTTGAAAATCAAAACTATAGTGATATAAAAATAAATTATTATACATTTTTAAATGAATGGATTAAGATTGAAAACGAATTTGAATCAAAAATTTATTTACTTTCTATATTAAAAAATATTGTTGAAACTGCAAATACATTAAGATCTTCTTATATTGATTCTAATACAAGAAATGGTGCTGTTGAATATTTTAAAGATTCTGTTTATGAATCAATTAATAGTGTATCTAAATTTTGTTTACCTAAAAATATTGATTTTGATATTTTATTAGGTTCTATTTTAATATTAGCTAAAAATATTGAAGGCATTTTTTATGATATTACAAGAAATATAACTGAAACTAGAGATGAAAATTATAATAAATTAAAATTTGAGTCTGTTGAACAAATATATGCAACAATAGAAGTATTATTTCAAGATGATTTTGAATTTAAAGATAATACACAAATTTTAATATTTGATTCAGTATTAGAAAAAACATCAAAATTTAAACTTTCTAAAAATCAAACTATACGTATTAATGAATTATCAAATCTTGTTAAAGGAACTTATATTTATGATTTATATAAAAGTTCAATACAATCTAAATTATAATTTTATACTAATTAAATTTGTATAAAATTAAAAGTTTATTTGTTATAATTATTAAAACATTCAAAACTACAAAAAAATATTGTTTTATATTCATCACCTTTTTTAATCTTTGTTTTTAAGTTTGAATCTGTTGTTTTTTTACATTTTTCACATTTTTTTTCTAAATTATTATTATTTCTTTTTGGACTTTCATTATTTTTACCTTCACCATTACCTTCAAATAATACTTCACTTCCATCAATTTGTCTTAAAAAATCAACAAATTCATCATATATATTTCCAATATTAATTTCTTCTCCAACTACTTCTTCTCCAACTACTTCTTCTCCAACTACTTCTTCTCCAACTACTACTTGTTTTGCATTATTTACATTATAAACTTTTTTAATATATTCTAGTAAATCTTGATTTTCAATTATATTTTCATCAAATATTTTAACATTAAATAATATATCTTTACCATTATCATTACAATAAATCCAATTGTAAATTTCATCATTAATATTAATATCAATTTCTTTTGGACTAATATCAAATTTTATTTCTTCACCTTTTAACATTTTATAAAGTTTAACAATAAAAAGATCTTTAAAATTAGATATTTGTCTTTCAATTGTAGATTCAACTAATTCTTGACTTTGTTTTACAATTGGATCTTCAGTTTCAAATTGAAATAATTCAGGTAATAAATCTGATTTTTTTGTATATGAAAGTCCAGTTGCAGAAATGATTTCTCTTTCAACTCTTTCACTAAATAAAATAGCTGGTTTATTATTTTGAACAAAATTATTTTTATAATAAAATAAAATTTCACCTAATTTATTTATAAAGTCTTCGAAAGAATCATATTTATTAATTAATCCTGATAAAACATCATCAATATAATCTTCTGACATTTCAAAATTACTTTTTAAAACAATTTTTGCTAAATCAAAAATTTCACCAGTAATAATATCAAAAGCTAATAATTCTTCTTTAAATTTTTCAAAATTATCTTTTAACCTTAAATCATTTTGAAA